GCTGGTATGTGTATGTCTGTCATTACTCGTGGAGCAAACCGTGCTAGTATTGTTGGGTTCCACACTGGAGGAGTGACTGGAACAGATAGAGGCTGTGGAATGTCGGTGTTGCGCCAAGATCTTGTGTCAGCTGAAGCTAAATTGCTTAAGTCTAACGAGTCTTTCATGTGTGGAACACAGGCAAGTGAAATATCCGATGTTGTAATGGGTAAGAAGATCGTTGTTAGTAGTGATGTTCATCCCAAGTGTCCGTCAAACTTTATTGAAAGTGGAAAAGCTGCCATTGAGGTTTACGGAACAGTAATTGGGCGTTCCACTTACAGTTCTGACGTTATTGAGACTCCTATCTCTAAGGTTGTTGAAGAGGTTACTGGAGTCAAGAATAAGTGGGGTCCTCCTCGTTTCAAGGATCCTGTTCAGAGGGAAGATGGATTTGTTGACAATCAAACATGGAAACCATGGTATGCATCCTTGGAGGTGTGCAGTCAGCCCTCGATAGGATTTGATCCTGAGGCTGTTGAGGTTGCTATGCAAGATTATTACTCCGGCTTGGAAGAGGAATTCCAAGATAAGGCAGCCTATTGGAAGAAGGAAATCAAGCCCATGACAGAAGTGGAGATTGTTTCTGGCATTGATGGGAAGAAATTTTGTGATGCAATGAATTCTTCCACGTCTATGGGTTATCCTCTCAATGAGAAGAAAACTGGATATTTGGTGGAATTGGAGCCCACTGAGTCTAATGCTTGTCCACGTACTTTTATTCCTATGATTTGGGAGGAATATTACAAGACTGAAGCTTTGTGGGAGCAAGGAATAAGTTCCAACGAAATTTTTGGAGCTAGCCTTAAGGACGAACCGACGTCTGTTGATAAAGCGAAGGTCCGTGTCTTTGAAGCTGCGCCTATTAAATTGCAAATTGGTATTCGCAAATATTATCTTCCTATTGCGAGATTTCTGTCTGTGAATCCGCTCTTGGCTGAGTGCGCTGTTGGAATTAATGCGCATGGCAGTGAATGGAACGAACTTGCAGAATTTATCTCTCAACATGGTGAGGATAGGATTATTGCTGGAGACTATAAAAAATATGACTTGACTATGCCAGCTCAGCTTATCATCGCTGCATTTAGGGT